ACAATTTCTTAACTGATACTGATGCTTGGTTCTTAAAAACAGATGCTCCTAATGGCATGAAAATGTTCACTAGGGCTCCTATTAGAACTGCTATGGAAGGCGACTTCGATACTGGAAACGTTAGATATAAAGCAAGAGAAAGATACAGCTTCGGCTGGTCTGACTGGCGTGGAGTATTTGGCTCTCCAGGAGCTTAATTAATTTAAGTGGGGGAAATAATTTCCCCCACTTATACCCTAGCATTAATTAGTTATGTAGACTGGCTAGGCAGACGGTATAAAGACTACATGACGAAAGGTTTATATAACCAAGGAGAAAATTATGGCTAATACTAGCTTTGTGGGTCCAGTAAGATCCAAAAATAATTATAAATTATATAGTACTACTGCTTCAACAGGTGTTGAACATGATAGAACTATAAGTGATCCAGCGATGGATGCTAGAAGAGTTTATTTAGAAGAATGGTTTTTACAAAGACCAGGTCTTAATGCAAATATTGACCAAGCATCAACAGTTGAAGTTCAACGTGCGTTGAATAGAAACTGGGAAGCTCTTGGAACTAATATGACAACTGCATTATGTACATTTGCTACAACTTCAGCAGGAGTTTTAGCAACAACAGCAGGTGCAGACGAAGACCAAGCAATCTTAACACCTCACTTAGATACTGCGGCGACAGCATGGGCAGGAACTTTATGGGGAACAGAAAACTCTGTTAGTTTTGAAACATCAATTATGCTACCAGCACTTGATAACCAAAAAGTTTGGGCTGGCTTAAAGTTAACTAATGATCAATTAGTTGCAACTGATGCTAACCAAATATTCTTTAAGTTCCAAACAGATGCTACTAATAGTGAGGCATTTACTACTTTCGCTAACTGGCACGTAGTGCATAGTATCGCGGATACTGATTATATTAGTAGACTTCCAATTGCAGTTGCAGCTAATACACCTTATCACTTGAAAATTGAAATAGATAGTGATAGAAAAGCTACTGTTTTTGTTAATGGTGTGCAGTATAATCTTACTGGCACGTCAGGAAGCACAGGTGGAACAGCAGTAACAGCAGTTCAACCAGGTGTTGCAGCTACTAAATCTGCGGCTTTAACTGATGATATTGATTTAATTCCATACGTTGGTATTGAAGCAGGCGATGGCGCGGCAGAAGCGGTAAACGTACATTACGTTGCTTGTAGTAGAAACGTATACGAATAATAAACTTTAATGGAGCGGGGGTGAAAACCCCCTCTCTCCAACAGGAGGAAAAATGGCAGACGCAGTAACAAGTCAAACACTAGCAGACGGCGATAAAATTGCTGTCGTAAAATTTACAAACTTATCAGATGGTTCTGGAGAAAGTTCAGTTAAAAAAGTTGATGTTTCAGCTTTAGCGGTTAACTCAGCAGGAGCAGCATGTGCTCATGCTACAATTAATCAAATTTGGTATGATATTGGTGGTATGCGTGTAGCTCTAGAATGGAATGCAACAACAAATGTTGTAGCAGCAGTTTTAGGTGGAAGCGCAGCAGCAGGTAATGTTTCAGGACACATGGATTTTAGATCATTTGGTGGTGTTAAAAATACATTGGCATCTGGATATGATGGTGATATTGACTTAACAACAAGTGGTCACACTAATTTAGATCATTATACTATTGTATTAGAACTATCTAAAAATTATTAAGGGGTTTAAATGGCTTATTCAGGCACACAAACCTTTAACCTCTCAATAGAGGAAATAATCCAAGAAGCGCATGAGCGATGTCAGTTGGAAGTTCGCGAAGGCTATGATTTAAAATCAGCCAAGCGTTCTTTAGATTTGATGTTTGCAGAATGGGCTAATCGTGGATTGAATCTATGGACCATTGAGTATGCTACACAGACTTTAACAGCTGGTACAAATTTTTATTCAATTGATCAAAAAGTAGTAGATATAGTGGATGCAGTGGTAACAACTACTGCTGGTGCTACATCTAATCTTGAAGGAAATAGCGATACAACAGATGTTGCTATGAATAGAATTTCTAGAACTGAATATTTAAATTTAAGCAAGAAAGAAAATTCATCCAGTGGTGATGGAAGACCAGTACAATTCTCTTTAATTCCAGGACAAGTTACTGTTGGAGGATCTTCTTCAACTGGTCGTCCTGAAAATGATATGACATTATTCTTATATCCAAGTCCGGATAAAGCTTACATATTTAAATATTTTTATATTGGAAGAATACAAGATGCTGGTGCTTATACAAATAACGCTGATGTACCTTTCTATTTTCTTCCATGTTTGACTGCAGGATTGGCTTATTATATAAGCTTAAAGAAAGCACCAATGTTAAGTGCAAACTTAAAAGCGGTGTATGATGAAGAATTTGAGCGTGCTGCGGATAATGACCGAGAACGAACGTCGTTCAGAGTTGAACCAGCGCAAGCATATATACCGTAGGAGGAAATGTGGTAAAATGTGAAAAATGCGGTTGTGATTGCGATTGTAAAGACAATTGTCAATGCACAAACTGCGAATGTAAAAAGGAGGAAAAATGAGTAATCCAAATTGGAACAAGGATTCTAACGCCGGAAGAAGTTCTAAAGGTGGAGTAAAAGGAAATTGGAGTGATAGAGGGACTATCTCAATTCCTGATGCTAGCCCTAAGGAAAAAGAAAAAGCTGTCTCTATTGCTGTAGGTACTGTTAAAGGAACTACGCAAGGAATGGGTGCGGCTACTAAAGGTGGTAAGTATAGTTGGGTTGGACCTAAAGATTCTAAATGGTAGGGTAAATGGCTTACGCTAAAGGAAAATACGCTAAATTTATTTCTGATCGTAGTGGAATGGCCTTCCCCTATAATGAAATGGTAAAGGAGTGGAATGGTTCACGCGTTCATAAAAGTGAATTTGAACCAAAAACAGCACAGGACAATCCTAAAAGACATATGTCTGATACAGAAGCATTGCAGTTTGCAAGGCCAGCTAGAACAGAAAGTGCAGTTGCAACTTTACTTCCTCGTAATCCTTTTAGGTTTACAGCTAGTAGTACAACAGTATCAGTATTTGAACCAGATCACGGAAGATCTAGTAGTGATACTGTAAGATTTAGGGATGTTACTGGAGCTTTATTCGGAGCTTCTGTGACTGAATTAGAAGATTCAGATGGATATAGCATCACAAAGACAGATGATGATTTTTATACTTTCACGGTGTCAACGACGCCAGGAACAACAGGAAATGGCGGTGGAGGATATTCCTCTGCTGGACCAGCAACATTGAGTAATTAATGACTACATACGCAGAATTAACAACACAGATTTTAAATTATACTGAAACAAGTACAGATGTATTATCCTCAACTATTACAGATGATTTTATTGAGCATACTGAAAACAGGATATTAAGGGATGTTGATATTGACGCATTTAGATCATATCAATATGCAACTGTAACAGCAGACAGTCCTTTTGTATCATTACCTGGTGGGTCTTCACCGGATCCAACTTCACTTGCTACAATTAGAACAGTACATATTTGGCCTGCTTCTGGTGCGGCAACAAGAACATTCTTGGAGCAAAAAGATGTTTCTTACATGAATGAATATTGGCCCAATAGAACATCCACTAGCACGCCAAAATACTGGGCATGGTGGGATCATAACACAATTTACCTTGCGCCAACGCCGGATTCGGCTTATAATATAGAGGTAGGAATTACTAGATTATCAACAAGACTTTCCAGTAGTAATACAACTACATGGTTGGGCAACAATGCTCCATCAGCATTATTATATGGATGTCTTGCCGAAGCCTTCAAATTCTTGAAGGGACCAGCTGAAATGCTGCAATTATATGAACAATCATATCAACGTGCCATTCAAGGATTGGCTATTGAACAATCTGGAAAGCATAGAAGAGATGAGTATATGCAAGGGGAATTAAGGATTCCTTTGCAGCAAGAACAGAAATCCACAGGAGGATAGAACATGGCAATAACCCAAGCTGTCTGTACCAGTTTTAAACAGGAAATACTTGTCGAAGGACATGATTTTACGGCTACAACTGGTGACACTTTTAAAATTGCATTGTATTCAAGTTCAGCTTCGTTAGATGCTTCTACAACCGCTTATTCAAGTTCAAATGAAGTTTCTGCTTCAGGAACTTATACAGCTGGTGGTGGATCGCTAACAAGTGTAACACCAACTACTTCAGGAACAACTGCTCTTTGTGATTTTTCTGATATATCATTTACATCAGCGACAATCACGGCAAGAGGCGCAGTAATTTATAATAGTAGTAATTCTAACAAGGCAGTATGTGTGTTGGATTTTGGTGGCGACAAGACGTCAACAAGCGGAACGTTTACAATTCAATTCCCAGCAGCAGACTCAAGTAATGCTATTTTAAGGCTGGCATAGGAGATTAATTTATGGCTCTAGTATTAGATGACAGAGTAAAGGAAACATCGACAACGACTGGAACAGGTACGCTTGATTTAAGCGGAGCTGTTTCAGGATTCCAGACTTTTGTTGCGGGAATTGGTGATGGCAACACGACATATTATGCCATTGTCAACCGTGATGAAGCGGAATGGGAGACCGGTCTTGGAACCGTAACAGACGCTTCAACGGACACACTGGCAAGAACGACTGTGCTTGCTAGTTCAAACAGTGATTCTGCTGTAACTTTTAGTGCTGGAACGAAAGATGTTTTTGCAACATTGCCAGCAAGTAAAGTATCTTATCTTGATGC